TCTCGTTCAACACCATAAATATAGCTTGACAGATATAGAAAATATGATCCCGTGGGAACGGGAAGTATATGTGAACATGTTAGCAACTCATCTCCAAAAGGAGAGAGATCGTATCGCTGAACAAAACCGACGCTAATGGACACTTCCATAATCACTAATTTTTTCAAGAAGGCAGCAAAGAGTCTTGCTACTGGAGTAGCTGCTGCTGTCAGCAGTTCAGATGAAGTTAGATTAGTTCCTGCAATAGCACCTATCCCTATAGATGAGGTAAATGAACAATATGGTAAGGCAGAACCTGTAGAGAGACCGAAGAAGAAAGAAGAGAAAGACAAGTATGAAGAAGTAGTAAAGGACGCAGTAAAACAGATAGCATTTAAAAAGAGTATGCCATACCAACCAGAGGTGGCATTGCAGAAGGGTGGTATCGTAAAGAGAGAAACTATTGCAAAGGTTGGAGAGAAAGAACCAGAGATAGTAACTCCTATTAGAAATTATGGCGAAGTAGTAGAGAAGATATATCAAGAGGGTGCATCTGTACTTATAAGTTCCTCACTAGGCTTCTTAAAATCATTACCTCCATCCCCTGCTAAAGGAAGTGTAATAGCAGAAGCAAATAGATTAAAATCTATTTTTGGTATAAGTGACATTCAAAAACCACAAAAGGTAGTTGGATTAAAGGCACCATTGGTATGGTGGGGCAGTGGTAAGACCATGACACAGACTGGCACACCCAAACCAGAAGCACCAAAAGACACTCCTGCAGCAGGAGGAGGTGGTGGTGGCGGTCTTGGATTGATGCGTAATCTTAATAGATTAAGGAAAAGTAAGTTTGGTAGAAAAGGATTAGCAGCACTTGGTAGATCTAAGATAGGACAAAAGGCAAGGAAATTTATAAGACCAGCTCGTAAATTTGGGTCAGGACTGCTGCGTAAAGGTGGTAAGTTATTAAAGACAGGACCAGGAAAGAAAGCAACTCAAAAAATTCTTGCTACTGGTGGTAGAAAGATAGTTAATCAAGTTGGTAAGAAGGCAGCAGGAAAGGTAGCAGGAAAATTTTTAGGCAAATCGTTAGCAAAGAAGATACCATTCGTAGGTATAGGTGCAGGACTATTATTTGCAGGACAGAGAGCGTTAGCGGGTGACTTTAAAGGTGCTGGATTAGAAGCATTATCTGGTCTTGCAGGGACAATACCTGTGCCTGGCCTTGGAACTGCTATATCTGTAGGTATAGATGCCACCCTTGCTGCTAGAGATATGGGTGTATTGCCAGGTCAGAAAGAAGCAGAAAATAATCAATCATCATTGCCAGCACCTGATCCAGAAAAAGATTTTTACGGTAGACCTATCATACTAAATCCATCTACTAAAAAGGCATGGAACAAAGCAGTTAATGCTGCTGCTAAAGATGGTATTGATTTACCCGCTAGTGTTACATCATCATATAGAAGTCCAGAACAACAGCAAGCACTTGTAGATGCAGCAGCTGCTGGTGACCCTAATGCTATCAGTCCTGCTGCTGTTGGCACATCTCCACACGGACAGGGTTGGGCAGTTGATATTGATTACTACTCAAAAGCAAACGAGTGGATGAGAAACAATGGTTCAAAGTATGGTTTCAAATGGCAAGGAGAGAACGATCCAGTTCACTTTGACTTCTACAACAATGAACCAAATGATAAGTGGTTGAAACCTGGCAAAAATACATGGATTCCAAATCTTGATGATCCTGTTGGTAAAAAATCATCAGGATCAATTAAAACTGCATCGGGAACTGGTGATGCTATAAGTGCACCTAATACCAGTGGTGCAACAGACACATTAAATGATGAACCAGTTACTCAAGGATCTGGTATGACTGGTGGATCAGATCCATCCTCCCCAGTTGTGATTCCTGTTCCTCAAATTAAAACCATATATATTCCTGCGGGTTTGAGTAAAAGGGAAAGATTTGATGAACTTAGAAAACAAAAAGCAATCATAGATCCTCATGGTAAAGGTTCTACCTACAAAGTGGTAACGGTGTATTAATATGTTAGCATTACCTCCAGCTATGTCGAAACAGGGTGGTGGACTCGCAAAGTTCATTGCTAATCCTAATGCCATCACAAAGGCAATGGATATCCCTGCAGCTCAGCAAACTGTTGATGTGTCTGCTGCAGATGTAACACCTAAACCCACAGTAGCACCAAAGGCATTACCAGCAGCAAATCTGGTTCCAGATCCTGTAACTACAATGGGTGTGGATCCTGATAGTGGTGAGTATTTGACACCTCAAGAGAGGAAAGCAAGATTTAAAGCAACGAGAGATAAAGCGAAAGGGTTTGTATCACCTCCCACAAAAGAAGCAAAAGATATAGAGAAAGTAGATACTCTAGAAGATGCAGGGGTAAGTGAAGACGACACTAAAAAGAAAGTCAAGAAAGATCTAGAGGATGAGTTTGAGATAAATCCTAAGATGAAGAAAGCATTTATGGATGCTCTTGCACTTCCTGTTAAATCTGCTGCTGTTGCAATAACTGATCTATTGGAGAAGATCCCTGCACCAAGTAAAGAAGCATCTAAGATATTGAATAGAAATATATCTAAGATATCTCAGTCATTTAAGCTAGGTGCTGCTAGTGCTGAGGTTGCTAACGATGAAGAAGATAATGATAAGAAAGAATCAGAGGATAAAGATCCATTAGGAGTATTAGTTTCAAGAGCATTCAATCTTGCTAAAGGTGCCATGGGTGGTGGCGGTGGAGGAGAAGGTGAACCAACTGGAGGTGGTGGAGGACAACTATCATTACCCGCAGGACAAGCAGGAGATCCGACACATGGAAGACGTGCACCATACACAGGAACTGCTGATGGTATAGGACTTGGAGATGGATCAGGCAGATCCATGCAACCTATCAAGAAGCGTAAGTCAGGTGGTCTTGCTAAGAAATTGTTTGGCATGACACCTATGGGTATGATGTTCAATGCTGGTAAGAAAACATTTGAAGGTGCTAAGTCACTTACACAATCAAAGGCATTCAACAACATAACAAACATAGGTAAGAAAGCACTATCGTTAACACCTATGGGTATGATGGCAAAGTTTGCTATGAAGGGTGCTGGCGGTCTTAAAAATATATTCAGTAAAGGTGAGCAGACAGTCAACTTAACAGAACTAACTGATAAAACTATACAAGAGAACCGAGAAAGTGCTGATGCTAAGACACAGAAATCAATTGATATCGCTGCTGGCACAGGTGCTGCTATGGAAGCATCAACTCCTAGTCCACCTCCATATCAACAAGAAGGTGGTGCTCTTGCACAACCTAACATTGAGGAGTCTCCTTATCTTGATGTCTATAATACAACTTCGCAATTCTAATGTCAGTCAACTTACAGTCAAATTTTCAATTAATTGATTTCCGTATTGCGGATTATCCCCCAGTAGGTGTGAGTCAGATATTGTACATGAAATACACTGAGGATATCATGGCTGCTACCATGAAAATGGAGGTTCAGATCACCGATAGTGATTCGGGTTTTTTATCAAAACTAACTGGCATGGAGAACGTATTCATTCGTGTTGCCGACAGTGACGGAACTGCTGAAATTGGTGGAGACTTTGTGATATATGATATACAAGATAGAAGGAACGTGCAAGGAAAATCATCTGCAGTGTTGATGCTTTGCACCATAGATTTTTTAAACAACGCTGGCAATAAACTGTCACGTAGATTTGGTAAAGGTAAGGGTAAAAAGATAGATGAAATTGTTAAGAAAGAAATACTAGGAGATTTGATAGGTGTTCCAGATTCTAAGTTGGCAAAGTTTGAACCTTGTATTAACAATTTTTCATTTGTATCACCATACTGGAATCCATTTACTGCAATTAGATGGTTAGCTGCAAAGGCAATACCAGCTACAAAAGGTAGTGGTAAAGCAGCAACTGCAGGATATGCTTTTTATGAGACACGAGCAGGATATAATTTTGTTTCATATGATTCTTTTGCTCAGGAAGATCCAGTTACAAGAATGATTGTAGGACATGAGGTTGGAGAGTTAGAAGATGAAGATGATTTGGGTATCACTCCTGTTGATTCTATAACTATCGAGTCATCAGTTGATTTGTTGAGGGGTTTGAATCTAGGATCGTATTCTAGTAATGTAATGACACTAGATTTGAAAGACATGAAATATGAAGAGTATCCTTTTAACATCAATAAATATTATGATAGTATCTCAACATTGAATGCGGGTGCTACTCCAGAATTTTATGAAGGGTTCAACAACCAGAGAACATTTAGTAGAATCATGTCTAAGATATCTGACTCTGCATTGTTTACCGAGGGAACATACACACAGGGATTTACAAAGCAACTTTCACAATCTAGTTTAAGGGAAAAATTATTTTACAGTAAAAAAGTTGTGGTAGAATTAGTATCAGACTATGCATTAGAAATAGGTGAAGTTGTGCAGTTAGATATTTACAAAGGTGGTAGAGATAGAGAACTAGACTATGCTAACTCTGGTAAATATGTTATTGGTAAAGTTGAAAGAACATTCAAAACCAGTCAAGATAAAATGACCTCCAAACTTACATTATATACTGACTCAGACGGTCAAGAATTATGAACGAAAACATTGCTAATTTTATAGGAAAGGAAGGATTCAACTGGTGGGTTGGACAGGTGGAGAATGATGGTTCAAAATATTGGAATGCTGATTTAGAAGATGGTAATGGTGACTTTGACTATGGTGACTTTGATTGGACTAACAAAGTAAAAGTTAGAATCATAGGATACCACAGTCCCAACAGAAAAGAGTTACCTACGTTTGATCTACCATGGGCTCAAGTATTGATGCCCCCAATATATTCACAACGTTCTGGTATAGGATCTATTCATCAGTTACAACTCAATAGTTGGGTGGTTGGTTTCTTTATGGATGGTGCGTCAGCACAGATTCCTATTGTTATGGGAACTATAAGTGATGAGAACCCAGACAGCAGTTATGGAGTTGAGGGTGGTAAAGCTCAAGGATTTGCAC